TATTTCTATCAGCAGTAACACTGACTTGAGGTTCTAATGGGAGTCCAGTGTTATCATCAATATTATCATCATCAAGATCTTCACCACCATCATCAGTAATAATATCTGGTGTGCTAACAAATGGTTGAGTAAATGGAACAGTTACTGTAGAAGGATCATCTCCAACACCCTCATCAAAATCCTCAGTGGGAGTAGTAATAATAACATCAACGAAAGCACCAGTTCCATTAACAGTAAACCTTAAAATTTCTGCATCTTCTACAACTCCATCTTCTTCTATACCAACTGTTGCAGAACCTTGATTATTATTGATAGTAAAACTACCAGTTGTACTGCCACCAATAATATCATCAGCATCAATACCATTACCAGTTAACGTGAAGTATAATCTACTTCCATTATCAATATTTTTAGTGAAGATATCATACCTAATAAACTCACCCTCTGGACATGTATTTCTATCAGCAGTAACACTGACTTGAGGTTCTAATGGGAGTCCAGTGTTATCATCAATATTATCATCATCAAGATCTTCACCACCATCATCAGTAATAACATCTGTAGGAGTACCAGTAACTTCTTCTGTAAATGTTTCTCCAATATCACTGAATGGATTATTATTTGGTGATCGATATGGATTTCTGTTATCCTTTAATGCCTGTTCTGTAATAGTACAAATAGCAACATTCTTCTTAAATCTTGTCTGAACATCAGAACCTTCCATTGGTGTGTTCTTTCTAATAAGAACCATAAACTCTTCATCTTGTTCACGCTCAACTGATGTAAGAGTTCTTACTTGAATATCCTTAAACATTTCACCTGGTGCGAATCCTACAATATCATCAACAGGAAGATAATCAGTATTCTCTTCAGCAGTTCCCTGATATTTTAAAGTCTTGAATGTAACTGACGATGCTACTTCTCTATATCCACTACGAGTTACCCTGAAACGTGCAATATCACCTTCATTTACAGTTATATCTTGAATATCATATACAATTCTCTTATCTTGCTTAACACCTTTATTATCACCAGCCTCTGGTGTCGTTGAGTCTGGAATACTACCAGTATATGTTCCACCTTTAGGAACACCACCAGTAAATCCTACAGTTGTGATACTTAAACTCTTACCTTTGAATGCATCACCACAAACATACTGAGTATAATCAGCACCTGTTGATGGAAATAAATTATCAATACTATCAAGTAGATTATCTAAGAAGTCACCTTCCTCTTTTGGTGTTGATCCTCCATTAGTACAGACCTGTTTAGTATCACTACATGATCTGTCTGGTCCTGAGCAAGTAATTCCTAGAAGACTTAATACCTTATTGATTGCTTGACCGATCATATCAAGTGGTTTTGCTATAGCACCAAGAATAGATTGCAATGGACCTAAAATTGAACTTAGTAATTCAGTCATCAATGAATTGATCTTAGACATGATACCATTAACTAATGCATCAACCTGACATGCAACAGACTGATAGACCTGTTGGATTAGACTCATTAGAACATTGGTTAACCATGCTTCCAATCTGTCACCAAGATCAGCAATAGAACAACCCAGTTGCTTTAGCAGGTTATTAAAGAACTCAGTAACAGGTGTCAATGCATTACCAGTATCTGAAGGGTGTAATAATGCTTTGATAAGATTTTTTACTGCTTTACTAATAGTCTCAATAACAAATCCCTTTATCCTAGCAACAAACTCATTAACAACAGTCATTGCCTTATTAACATAACCTCTTGCTATGCTAATACTATCATAGAACTCACCAGTTGCTTCGTTAACAAGATAAGTTCCAACATTACCATTATTAGCCTGTACTGCAGCAAGAAATTCTCCCATGATATTTGTCATCGATGACATCATATCTTCTTCATCACATTTCTCTGCTTTACCTTGACACCAATCCTCTGATTGTGGTAGACCATTCTTCAATGGTGCAATCTTTGCTGGTGGTACTCCTACCCTCTCATTACCGTCTCCATCTTTTGTTCCATCAGATAGTCCACCAGTAGCAGTGTTCTTATCTGTTCCTTTTTGAATTGGTTTACCAACCTTCTGTATATTAAGTTGTCCAACTGCTGTAGTAAACGGTTTTGTTTCTGGTGTCCTTTCTACAAAGACTTTAGTTGCACCAGGAGTTTGTCCAATAGAACCCATGATAATGGGTTTTTGTTTCTCAGTAGTATCAATATAGAACCCCATCACCCAACAACCAATCTCTAGTTGTGGGTGTGCTCCACCACAATTACCAGGAATAAATGGTGCTGTAACAGGCATCATCACAGTTGCCCATGGCAAATCATCAGTCCCAAGGATTTCAGGATCGCCAGGATGATCCCCAACAATCCTTACCTTGAATCTGTAACCGCCTTTGTTATTTTGTTCATCAGCAGCGGTTCCTTCAATTTGACCGACCCACCATTGGAAACCATCTTGTCCAATCCTTTGGGAAGGTATTAAATTTGATAATACCTGATCCATATTAATTAATCATCATAGACTAAGCACTCAGGCTCGTCTGGATGCTGATCACACCATAGTTCTATTGTGTTAGGATCGTGATGGTCTCCTGCTTTAATCTCTGATGCATGATGAGAAACATAATCTTCTAAGTCATGCAATTCGCCTTCAATATGACGACGCATCTGTGGATTAGTTGTAGGATCTTGTAAGATCTCTTGGTCTTTTTGTATGTGGTCTTCTATGCTTTTCATAGTAGATAGTTACCTCTGTTTTTATTTAGTGCCGTGGTTGGAATCTATGTCACCGTGAGAATCTCTCGCTAACCTTAGTGTAGTCACGAATCTTCCATTGGTAGATTCAGTAGAATTGTAAGTATGTGTGACTTCCTCAATCAAGTAGACTCCACTACTTTCTTGATCATATGGTTCACCGCTCGCTTGTACTGTTGGTACTTTATTAACAAGTTTGATATCAATCTTGTCACCTGCACATATTCCTGAATTACCAGGAATTACAATTTCAGCTAACTGATTCCTAAGCAATTCATAACGCATAAGAGACTGAGCAGCATAGTGTTTGTGAAAGTCACAAAATTCACTTGGATTTTCTGCTCCGTCTTCTTCATCGTATGAAGCAATATCGGGATCATTGTACCACGATTCATGATCCAGTATACTAGATATAATCCGAGTTGGGTAGTCAGACACCGTTCTGTCAGCATCTGCTGTTTTAATGACTGATGGTGTATTTTGAGATCCTAGGTGAGGCATGGTTTTATAAGCATCCTCTAGACTATACATGAATTCGTGATATTGTCCAGTAGAATGATTGAAAAATACCATCAAAGAAGAATATTTACCTTTCCTCAATGATTTCATGACATCTACTTCAGACTTAAATACTGCCTGTGATATAGTAAACCTATCATCAGCACCATCCGACTGATTTGCTGGTTTCTCAATATATTCTCCCCAAGTGTCCTGATCATTCTTTGCTAGTAATTTGTCTACTGAAAAGAAATTATATCCTCTCTTAGTCTCATAAAAGAAGAATCCAGCACTACCAGTAACCTTTTGTCTTTCATTCTTAGATTTAGTCGTACCACTTATCTTTCCACCTCTTGCAATAGATTTGACTGCAATAGTAGAGGCAATATCAAAAGGTCTTCTATTATTAGGAAGAAACTTAAATTTGAATTCTGTTGGTTCGGAAAATATTTCTTTTTTAGTACCCAACTCATTTAACATTTCTATAATGATAGAATCACCAGTTCCGTTTAAGGGTTTAATCAATCTAGTATATTCATTATTCAATGCTTCTTCTGAAATCAAACCCAAAGTATATGCTTGAGTTTGATTCTTAGCATAACGATTGCCAATCTTCCATACTATTAGATCATATACAACTGGATCATCAGAAGAACTAGTCTCAACAATGACTCTAACAGTCTCTCCACCTTGAATAGGTAGATCGTTCAATAATCCAGCACTATCAGCAATAGTAAGTGTAGCAGCAACAAATGGACTATTTAAACTCTCAACATAAGAGAATGTATTGACCATCTGTTTAATCTCATATGCATTATTACTACCAACAGAAGTAATGGAAACACTTCTAAGAGAAAAATCAGTAATATTTTGGAATTCTTTTGTCATAAGTTAGCAATATTGACTTTTTGATACATTTCTGTTCCAGTACCACTCATACTAATTCCAGCACTAACCCCATTAGGATTAACACCTTGTTGTTCTCCACCACCACCAGAATAGTAATTATTAACAACAGTATTACCACCACCCTGTTTTTCATTCATAGAAACTGATGCAGATGACGCAAGTACCTGATTTGAATTATCTGGTGTTGCAGATGTTGCCATGAATGGAGTAGAAGAATTGGAAGATACATTGGAAATATTTCCCATATCAGTAATAGTGGTTGATGCTTTGCTGGAACTATTACTATTGACATATGTTCCACCATCTCCACCTGCCTTAAGATTATCTATTTGTTTTTGATATTCTGCTTTAGCTTCTGGGGAAGCAGCTCTCTTTTGAAGGAACTTTAGTTTACTAATCTGTGTATTTCTAGTTTTATCCATAAACTCTTTACTTGGTGCTTCACCCATCTTAAGAGTTTCTTTTATACTACTAGCATTAGTGCTTTTTTCGATAACCTTCGTCAATGCATCAGCTTTAGGGTCATTTTTAGACTCTCCACCAAATGCAGTATCTGTTAATCCACCATCGTTACTAGTTTCAGCAACATCTTTCTTACCACCAAATAAACCACCAAACCATCCACCACCATTTTCTTTATTAGCACCAGTTGCACTATCAGCAATACCACCACCTAGAGTTGCTCCACCAAAACCACCAAGTAATCCACCAAGGATACCACCAATAGCAGCACCAGGTACTGCACCAACTCCACCAAACAAAGCACCAATAGCAGCACCAGCAGCTGCACCACCCTTTGCTCCAAGTGCAGCACCACCAAGACCACCAGCAACAGATCCACCAGTACCTATACCTGCTTGTAAATTAGTCTGACCTTCTGATTTTCTACCAGCAAACTCCATGCCAGCAAATAGTGTATTAACAACGGCATTTCCTTTGCCCATGTTCAACAAACCTTTAGGTGGTTTAAATCCTTTCGGTAATGACAATCCTTTAGGTAATGACAATCCCTTTGGCATTTGGGGCAGTTTAAGACCTTTAGGTTTAAAGTTTGGTAATTTGGGAAGTTTTAAACCTTTAAAACCCTTAGGTTTAATATTTTTAACATTTGACGTAACATTAGGTCTATTAAATCTCTTGAATGGATTTTTAAATTTCTTTAATGGATTTTTAGAGTTTCTAATTCTATTTCCAGTTATATTAGGACGGCGAAGATTCATTAAGTCTAAACCAGTACCTAAAAGGTTTAATCCACCACCAAGTAGTCCACCAAGTCCACCACCTTGAGATTTCTTTTTCAAGTCTGTTGGTGATAAGAAACTAGATAACTTATTTCCTCCCTCTAATGATTTTTCTTCTTGTCTTGCTAATTGACGATTTAAAAGAGTTTCTTGTGCTTGTATAGACTCTTGAGATAGATTGGTATCATTCTTTATCTGATCTCCAGTAACGTCTACTAATTCTACAATTGCTGCTGTATTCCTATTCATTGCAGCAACGATCTCTGCACCAGAATCAGAAGAATCTCGCATACCACGAGATTTTTGGAAATCAGCAACTCTCTGTGATTTTGTTAGATATTCTCCAGAATCACTAACACCACTAGTTGCTTTTAAGAAGAAATTATCAGCACTTAATGGTCCACCACCAGCCATATTGATAAAAGTACCACCCTTTCTAGACCTTGGTGCATCTGGATCTGTTGTATTATTGTAATTGTTTTCTTTCTCATCAATGTTAGTAGGATTCTCACCTACTACAATCCTTTTTTCATTTAATTTAGTAAGACCACCTTTACCACCACCCAAAAGAGGTCTGTTTTGTGATCCTGATAACAAACCACCACCAATAGGATCCTGTGGTCCTGTTACATCTAACCTACCCTTACCTAACCCTCTATAAGTAGTATCTCTCTTATTATTAAATAAACCAGCAAATTTCTTCTGGAAGTTATTCCATAGTTTCTGTCCTTCCGTCTCAATCTTTTTCTCAAGCTTCTTCTGCAGCCAATTGGCCAAAGGACTTTCGCCTTTTACTGGGTCGTAGGATAGAAAACCGTGTGCCATTACTGTTTTGCTGCTTTTTCTTGTTCTTGTTTAACCTGTTCTAGGTATTGCATGAGAAGACTAGTATAAACTTGTCTTTCCCAAGGCATCATATTCTCAATTTCACTCAAATTGTATTTATGGTGCTGCATCAAGGCAAAATTTGTTTTATAGTACCCTTCCATTGTCATGTGGAAGAGTGCTATCCGAAAAAATTGGTTAAACCCTGTATTTGAAACTTATTATCAACACCTGTTTCTGGATTTTTAATAACAAATTCATGTTTCAGAACAGGAGAATCATCAAAGAATTTTCGTACATTCTCAAATTGCTTATTTGTCAATCCATCTAAGAATTGAACAAATTCTTTCTTAGAAGTAGTAGATGAGTCATATACCTCTTCACCATCATATATCTGATCAATACAAGATGCCATAATAGAGATTATATCGTCATTTGTCTGTTCTTTGCCAATAACCGAAACTTTAACAAATGCGTCAAATGATGGATATTTCATTATAATACCCATAGTGTCAGAAAGCATAATTTTGTTAGTATGCCCTTCTGGCTTGGTTACCTTAACGTCGGTCAAATCAAGATTATACTTAACTTGAGTTTTTCCGTCATCTTCACATGTTAAGATCATTTCCACAACTTCGCCAACTGACACAGCACGAATATTGAGGAAAATGTACTCTAAGTCAAATATTGCTAAATCTTCAAGTTTTATACGAGATGTAATACAATTCTTTAATAGTATTCTAGTAGCATCTTCAATCTGCTTATCATCCTTAGATTCAAGTGCTAACAGTAGTAATTTTTCTTCTTTTACGACAAATGGTCTATATTTAAGTTTCTTGCCATTTGACGGAATTTCTAACTCATAAGTTGGTAGTGCAACCTTTGGTAACGCCATAATCTCTAGATCAGTTCATATTTATATTTAGCTCGACTTTTTAAAGCAAAAATATGCTGAGTATTTTTTTCGGGTTTTGTGGAATTGAAAAGTTGAATTTGCTGACTATATACCCATTTTCATACCCATAGTGGTAATGTCGTTCTTTATCGTGTAGTGTCTCATATAGGAAAACTGTGCTGTTACCTGAACGAGCTGACTTGAGCCGAACTGTAAGGGTACAGCATCGATAGCATATGGATATCCTTTCTCTATAACATATGTTATGGGTGCTCTTTCTATAGGTGAATTACCACCACTCTCAGTCTTACTAATCAATATAGTAGATGCATACTCATCACGATATTTTAATCTAACTGTTCTATTCTCTGGTCTAAGTGAACTTGTAGACAATGACTGTATCTCTCTCAATGTCTTTCTATTCACATTTGATCCTTCCTCATTAAAAATGAAATCTAACCAATCTTGTAGAAATTTCAATGAACTCATATTTGCATCACATAAGAATCCTAGTTGAAACTCTGTAAATATTCTACTATGTGGATACTTAACCTGACCACTACCAACGTAAGATCCATTAATCTCACCTTGAGCTGTGTTTGTGTTTGGTAATTGTGCTTCATTACAGAACATCTCAAAGTAATCCGCACCTGTACCTGGTGGATTAATTGGTGGGTTAGTAAACTTCACAACAAAATTATTACTGAACGACATTCCACCGTTCGCTGACATTGTTGTTAACAGACGATCTATGGACACACTAAATACCTATGTTGGTCTTTTTATATTTATGGCGTACTCTGGATTTTACAAACCAGTGAATCCAAAGAAGTACCGTGGCAATCCGACAAATATTGTTTATAGGTCGCTATGGGAACGAAAGTTCATGGTGTTCTGTGACAATAACCCTAATATATTACAGTGGGGAAGTGAAGAAGTAATTATACCATACAAAGCACCTGATGGTAAGGTGAGAAGATACTATCCAGATTTTTACATTAAGGTTCGTGAAAAAACTGGAGGTGTTGCGAAATATATTATTGAAGTAAAACCCAAGAAACAAACTAAACCACCACATGCAAAAGATAAAAGAACTGCTTCATATCGTAATGCTTTATTAACATACGCAAAAAACCAAACTAAATGGTCTGCTGCTCGTGATTACTGTGAAGATAGGCAGATGAATTTCTTAATACTAACCGAGGATCATTTAGGAGTATGAAACAATGGCACAAGGATTTAGCGCAGTTCAGCGCACCTCTGTAAACACACAACCAGGATATAAAACACTGTTTGAGAGAGTAAACGAACAAACAAAAGGAGAGAAGAAATCACTCACCTGGTATAGATCTGCTGTAAAAGCAGAAGCTAGTAGATACAAAAAGAATTTTAAAAAATATATACGAGACGAAAGAGCAGACAGTGCAGGTGTTGCTGTAGAACAAGATGCAAATGAGTTGAGAAAAACTACTGCTATAGGACACCTGTATATGTTTGAGTATAAGGCAAAGATGAGATGGTTGCCTTACTATGATAGATTCCCTTTAGTCTATGTGATTAAGTCTGTTAACAAGAGTGAATTCTGGGGTGCAAACTTACATTATCTCTCTCCAAAGAAGAGATTACTTGCAACAAAGAAACTAATGCAAGGTAGGATTGACTTACCTAAGAAGTGTTTCCATAAATATCTAACAGCACATGTAGAAGGTCTATATCTTGATCTTGCTGCTGCTGAATGGGACACTGCCATTCTTCTACCAACAGCAGACTTTGTAAAAGACCACAACAGAACGATGTTTCCTATCAAACAAGAAATGGTATGGGAAGATACAGATGAAGTTTTCTACGATAAAATAAAAGGTTCCAGAAGAATCAAAGGCTATGGGACTAAACAATCCACGGAGATGGCAAAGTAAATGAAGCACAGTAAGTTGGATGGAAAACCATTATCATTAGGTACTAAACCTGGACAAACTGTTCAGACCTCTAAGTTTAGTGACCGAAATGGTAGTTCAGCATTAGGTGTTGCTCAGAAAGATACTTTCTGGAAGTGGAATGGTAAATCTTGGAATGAAATTGAGAAAACAGAATTTATGGATAGTAAAGGTGGATCCACATCATTCTCACAGTTATCAGAACCTACCCTAGGAAATACCACTGGTGCAAAACGTTACCCAAGAGATATAGCACAAGCACCTAATGCTGACTATGTTATGTTTGAAATGTATCAGTACCAACCTCCGTTCCAGAATATAAACAAGGGTGATACTAAAGATAATAGTACAGGACTTGCTGGATATAATGAAAGTGCAACTAGAGCAGACTTCTATAAGAAAACATCAGAAAAACCTGTCATTCTATACATGCCAGAAGATATCTCTACTGGATACAAAGCAAACTGGAGTGGTAAATCATTCAGTAACATTGGTAGAGATGTACTATCTACAGCAGGGTCTGGTGATTTTGGTCAAGTAATGCAGAATAGTCTCAACACTGTTGGTGATGCATTCTCTCAAGCAATTCCAAACACAGGAAATAAAATAGTTAGAGAAGTTATATCAAAGATTACAGGAGAAGGTTTGACTCAGAATGATGTCTTTGGTACAACTCGTGGTGTTATTCTTAACCCTAACGTTGAACTACTATTCAGTGGAACTGATCTAAGAAACTTTCAGTTAAATTACAAGTTAATACCAAGAAATAGTAATGAAGCAGAAGATATTAAAGAAATATTAAAGATCTTTAAACGTTCAATGCTACCTAGATTTTCTGATGGTACAGAATTAAACTTTTCAAGGGGAAAGAATGCTGCAAACAACTTTATTAAAGTACCTAACGTTTGCAAAGTATCATTCATGCGTGGTGGTGGATTAAATAGAGATGTACCACAATATAAAATGTGTGCTGTTACTCAGGTTGATGTAAACTTCACACCTGATGGAACCTATGCTACATATGATGATGGTACTATGGTAGCATATCAACTAGGATTAAACTTCCAAGAAACCAAACTCATATTCGCAGAAGAGGTAGACAACTACTGATGTACTTTTCACTAATTCCAAACATCGAATACGATGAGAAACCAATCAGTTATCCTTTCTCTGAATCTGATTTTGTAACTGCGAAGAATTTCTTTCGTAGATATAGAATCAATGAGGATGTATTCTCCTATGCAGTGTTCTTTAATAAGTATGTTATTCAAGATGGTGACCGTCCTGATGTAGTTGCAGACAAAGTATATGGTAATCCATTTTATGATTGGGTTATATTACTAACAAATAATATGGTCAACTCTACTTACGATTGGCCAATGACAAATGCAGAACTTAATAAAGTATTAGAGTCAGAGTTTGATGATCCATTAGGAACTATCACATACTATGAAACATATGATGTTGGTCACTACACTGCTGGTATGCATGTAGATGAGACTTTCTATAATAAAACTCATAAGTTAAACATAGATGGTAACATGACATTAAAAAATGGCAACGAGGTTTGCCGCCCCGTTACCATTGCTGAACATTATACTAAAGAGAATGAGAAGAAGAGAGAAATCTACTTACTCAAACCTGCATACTTTAAACAGTTTGTAGATGATTTCAGAAAGCAAAACTTCTACAAACAAGAAGACAATTACATTAGTAATAAATTAAAAAAATCTGGTTGACTTTTTCGGGCAAAAATTTGCCCGAATTTTTTTTGCAGTTTCATGGAATTGACTTTTTGATTTTGACTAGTAGTAGTCATCATCATTAGTATTCTTTTCTACCCACTCAGCATTGTTTCGACAGAATGCATCAGCATCTATTTCCATACGCCAGTGGGTGAGGGTATGAAGGGTTTGAATCAACACCATCATACCAATTAACAATACAGGCCCTGCCCATAAGGGATGCATCATTACTTCACCAGGATCTTTCACTTAGGGTTTGCCTGTCTTTACTTGTGTTTCAAGTATAGCATCTACGATGATCTTTTTCAACTGTCTACTCTTCTTTCTACCAAGACCAGCAGAGGTATCAATCTTAACTTTAACCCAGTAAAGACCGATCACTACGAGAGTGAATGGAATGGCATCTGCCCATGAGATCTCATTCCATGCTTGTACTACGTTCATATTATTCTTCTGCTAAACTAGCGAAGTATGATAGTGCATCATCATCTTCTACTACTGCTTCCTTCTTAACAGGAGATGGTGTTGGAGCACTCATCTTCTCACGGAATGAAGACTTGGCAGTTGATTCATTGAAACCATCACTTGCTTGATCGTAGTTGCTTGGTTCGTACTCTTCACTGTCAACAGAAGGACGTGAAGCACGTTGACCAACACCAAGAACAAGATTCAAACGCTGCTCAAGATCAGCATATGATTTGAACTGATCAGGTGCAGTGAATGCAGCAAGACTATGCTCTTGTTTCCAAGTTGCTTCAAGCACGTCATCGTCAGAACTTAAAGCACTAACAGCATCGAACTCGGAACTATCATAGTTCCAGAAACCTGCAACTTTCTTAATCTTTAACTTGAAGTTAGCACCTTCCCAAAGATCAAAGACATTAACCTTCTCTTCATCTTGGAACTCAGGTTGCATTGCTGCAAGGATCTTATCATGGATCTTCTTACCATACTTGTATAAGAATGTCTTGCCCTCGTACTCAGGGTGCTTTGGATCTTTCACAACATAGATGTTGCTGTAATACTGAAGCTTACGCTTCTGCTTACGAGCAGTCTCTTTGTCTGCATCATCACCGCTGTTCCAGAGACGGCGGTTCACTTCACCAACGGGATCCTTCTCGTTGCGGTCAAGTGTTGTACGTGAGTTCTCAATGTACCAACCACCTGGTCCTTGGAAGGCGTGGGAGTACAGTTTTGCCCAAGGAAGAGTCTCTCCCTCTGGTGCTGGTAGGAAACGAATAACTGCGTATCCATTTCCAGAAGCGTCAACCTCTGGTTTCCAGAATCGCTCATCAACATTCTTATTGCTGGATGATTTCTCTAATTCCTTCTGAAGGAAGTCAAAATTGGTCTGGGATTTACGCTTTAAATCTGCGAATGACATAGGATTTAATTGGATTTAATAGGATTTGGTTTGCTTGTTGCCCTATCACATGGACATTATAACAGACGAAGGGTCGGGCGTCAACCCTCTTTAGGAATTTCAGGAAAATTCGTATCGGGTGGACCTTCGCCGTTCTCATACCTTTGCTTAAGGTAAGTCACCTTTTCAATTAACTCATCAAACATATGTTCGATGGGTGTGTTGGGTGTAGCACCTAACATAACGACCCCTTGCTTCATAGTCTCTAGGACAGACTTCGCTTGGGGATCATCGCTAAGTTTGATGCGAGCATAAAAGATCTTCTGTTTTTCTATTAGTGTAGTGAGAGCATCAAAATATTCTAGTCTTCGCTCTTCATCTAGAAGAACAAAGTTCATGGCAGACCTGAAACAATACTGTTGCAGTTGAACCATCTCTTGAATGTCACCACGGACTAATTCGGACTGGAAGAAACTACTCATTACACTAACATTAATTTGGCACGACTTGTTTTTTTCATGAAGTTTAATTCTTGTGCTTCATGACGAAGTTTTTCTTTAAGAGGTTTGCTGATCAACTTGTTAACACTATCAAGTTCAATCTCATTGAGGTCACAGTAATGTATAACTGAATCAATGTAATTCATATCATGATTAGCATGATTAATCTTCTCCACCTCCTGCGAAAATCTCGCAGATGTCATAAATCTATCCTCTAGTAATTGTTTTTTCTCCATATTGTTCCTGGTATTCGTGGATGTAACTCATTAATTTAATAAAGTATTCTTTCTTAGGTGGAAGCACCTTAACTTGAGTTTCACCGTTCTCACAAGCAACAATAGTTACGAGTTGTTTAACTGACAACCCATATAGTTCTTGTAAACAGCAAGCATATGCTGTCTCCTGAACGAAGTAATCGTAAAGATAAGCCTCTCTCTTTGGTATCTCAGCAGTTTTAAAATCAATAATGGATAAGACTCCATCAAATTCTGCTATACAATCAACACGCCCCGCTACTTCAAGATGCTTAGAGTAGAGTGCTGCTTCCTGTAGATGTATATTATTTATACGGTCTAAATCAGGACGACTGTGCTGAAACATCAGTACAGGAAGGGGATGTGCCTTATACTTTTTCAAGTCTAAATCATTGTTGAGATAGTCTTCTACGATAGAATGATACTTAGTTCCTCTACCTGTAGCACGAGAAGTTTTAGCGTTTGCTGCTTTCTCTCCAACACGGGCTCGCCACTTAGCGATACCCGCTTTCTTCTTAGAGTTGTTACTAATCACTGTAGTAACTGATGGAAATTTACTTCCTTCAGGTGTAAGGTAAACACGTTTACCATTTACAGATTCAGCAACCATTTCAATAGGATCTAATCCTAAGTGCTTAAACAACTTCATAAACCTAAGTTTAGTTTACTAATGAGGTAAGACTTAACAAGACCAGACCTAACGATATCATCAATACCGAATTCAATTAAAGTAAACTCCTCCATCTGTTGTAAGATACGTTGGAAGTCTATGATGCCAGTACGTTCATTAGTCTTAATAAGATCTGTTTGAGCAGCATCACCACAGAAAATGATCTTGCTGTCCTGTCCAACACGAGTGATGATTGAATCAAGTTCGTGGAAGTTCAGGTTCTGTGCTTCATCAATGATAACAACAGCATTGTCTAATGTAGTACCACGTATGAAACTAGTAGACCAGAATGAAATAGTTTCCTGTGCCTTCAGATTATCATACAACATTTCATATGAATTGTCATCTGGCATCTCAAACATTGCTTGAACCATATTCTTATATGGTATCTGATAGAGAGAAGACTTATCTTCATGGTCACCAGGTAAGAAACCAATCTCCCTAGTTGCTACCAGTGATCGTACAATATAGATCTTTTCGTATGGGGTATCATCTCCCAAGACATCTTTAAGTGCCTTGTAGAGTGCGACAAAGGTCTTACCTGTACCTGCTACACCATAAGCATAGATCATCTTATCTGCATCCCATGCATCAAACATCACCTTCTGATTATCAGTCAGTGGTTCAATTGGAAGCATGTACTGTTCACTGATAGGTTTACGACGCTTGCGTTGCTTCGCAGTCATCCCCTGACCAGCGGATTTAGTTGTCTTCTTTCTAGGCATGTTAGTTGTACTTTTGTGAGATACTATTGTTGGTTGGTGCTTTAGGAACAACTTTGTTCTTTATGATGTCATGGAAACCAGGATGAGTTTTCCTCATCTTGTCTCTCCACTCACCAACTTCTCCAGATGAAGGACAAGTAGAGGGATCACTCCAATCTCTTTTCCAATCAGGATTATCATTAGACCATTGATTCCATTCGGTCATGGTCATGCGAACCTCTTTTTGTTCGCCAGTTACTTTATTAATTACTGGATACGTTGGCATTTTCTTTTTTATTAAAACCGAAAGGGGCAAGTTTATCCTCAACCTTTTGCTTAAGAGCAGCAGCAGCAAGTGCTTCCATTACTTTCAGCACTGCTTCAGGTCTAGGTGGTTCACCATACTTGGACTCCTCACTTAGATTTTGTGAGATGTACTCATACTTAGGCCAGAACTCTTCACCTGCTTTTTTATAATCATCTAATGTAAGTTTCTTCATTGCCAATCAAGTGCCTCCGCACAAATAGGGAACTGTTCAATGAAAACATCACGAACTGCATTAGCAATGTCCATGTGTTCTTTCTGTGTACCATTAGCAGATCGTAGATCAATGTAATGGATCCATGAACGGACTGATCCAGTCATGTATAGTCTGGTGGGTGTAGCAAGAGGTAGTACAAACCGAGCACACTCTTTAGCAACACCTGACTCCAACATACTTTGATATAACTTCATTGATGAATCAAATAATTTTTCCATTTCTAATTCATAATCTTGAACTAGAAATTCATCTAGATCATCAGTGGAGTTCTGTCTATTCTTTGTATCTTGTTTTCTGAGTTGAGGTAAAGGAATCTTGTCACCCAACAAACTACTGTCAGCATATCTTTGAGAGAACTCTTGATATGTAAATGATCTGTGTCTTAGTATCTGAGCAGCAAGACCTCTTGTAGTTGATATCTCCACAGTCATGTGTGCCTGTTCAAATACAGACCAGTGATTGTGTTTGATACAATACTTTAGAAGACCAGAGACCTTAGGATTGTCTTGATTGTTTGGGTTGCTGACTCTCGCCACGTAACCCATTGTCTTCTCCGCTTCTGGTGTCACTGACACTAGTTGCACTAGTGGACGTTGCTTCATTCTTAAATCCTTTGCTTTTCATTGCACGTTTACGTTTGAGACCTGCCTTTGCAGCACGAAGAGACATCTTCATGTAACGGATCTCTTCATCATTATACAGCATTGGGTTCTTCTTGGCAAGCTTTAATGCTTGTTTCGATAATTTAATTGTTTCTTTGAATCTCATTTATCCTTGTAATATGCTAGGTAATACTTGACAATACCAGATGCACTGACATTGCCTTTCGATACCCAGTCATCCACACACTCATAAATGCCACGGTTTGATTGTGTTTTACCACCAACCGCATTCATAAGAACTTTTAATGCATATGATCTGACATGCATATGCTCATCATCATACTGTTCAGTCTGGGTATCCATCGTCATCTCCATCTTTGTAATCGAATCCAAATGATTTGTCTGCGTCCTCTGGTATTTGATATGCAGAAGTGTCAGAGTAAACCTCACTCTCTAATACATTCACTAGAGACTTGAGATTCTTGACGACCAATTTTAATTTCTCTCTGTCCATATATTTATGGTAGGTTCAAACATCATAGCATAAAAAAAGAGGGTGTCAACCCCCTTCAAACTTCTCATGTATAAATTTCTTTTCTTTGTGAGAATATACCTCCACAATTATATACTTCTTTATCTCATCATAATCAAAAACATAGTGTAGAGATGATGTCACATTTGTTGAGTGCAACAACTTCATTAACCTATGCCTACCATCAATCATTCTATACTTACTATCATATGGATTGGGAGCATTCTCTAAAACAATTCCTGGATATGATGGATCAGCAGACTTATATTTTGTATGTTTTGCTTTTTTTATCTTGTAATCATAATCATCGGGGTTGCCCTTACAACAATAACAATGAGGTCCAGTATGATGAGGAAAGTAATGCTTTCCTTTCCAAGCAATGTCACAAAGATCTATCATTTTTAATCTAGAATCTGTTAGTAAGTGAAGGATATCTTCTATAAAAATTTTAGTAATAAAACCTAACTTACCATCAGACCTTGGGAACTCCCAATTACCTTCAACGTTATCACACTTTCCTATATGAGCATGACCTTTATACCATGGTCCTG